TTGTAAAATATCGCAGGGCAAAAGAAATGAGTGATAAAAAGCTATCTGAAAATGGAGTAAGGTTTGTATCCGATGAAGTGGTAAAAAGAAAAATGCTTCGATATAAAAAGTACCTAAAAACTAAAACAGCGTAATAATGGAATATTTAGAACTACTGAAACAAAAAGAAAAGACCCATTTAGATAGTGGTTTTGAGTGTAATAATATTTGGCAATGGTTATATCCTTTCCAAAGTTATGCAGTCAAATTAGCCTTAAAGAAGGGGCGCTTTGCATTGTTTGAGGATTGCGGTTTAGGTAAGACAAGGCAGCAAATAACATGGGCTTATGAAGTGGTTAATTTCACAAAAAGACCTGTTATCATTTTAGCACCATTGGCGGTAGTTGGTCAGACAATACAAGAAGGAAAAATTATTGGCATAGAGGTAATGGAAATGGACTATTCCGAAAATCAACTTGATTTACCAGCAGGGATATACATATCGAACTATGAGCAATTAGAAAACCTGAAAGCGAATGAATTTGCAGGGATGGTATTAGATGAAAGTAGCATCATTAAAAACTTTGAAGGGGCATATCGGAACCTGCTAATTGAGAACTTCACACATACACCTTATAAACTGTGCTGCACCGCTACGCCAAGCCCGAATGATCCTATGGAGTTGGGCAATCATGCTGAATTTTTAAACGTTATGCCATACAATGAAATGCTTGCAATGTATTTCGTGCATGATGGTGGAGAAACGGCTAAATGGAGATTAAAAGGCCATTGTGAAAAGTTATTCTGGGACTTCGTTAGCAGTTGGGCTATTATGCTATCCAAACCGTCTGATATTGGTTTTTCGGATGAAGGATACAATCTGCCGCCATTGGAATATAAAGAAAAGATGATCGTTACCGAAAAGAAGGATAACGGCACTTTGTTCAATGATACTGCAATTTCCGCAACTACCCATAATGCAGAATTACGTCTTACTAAAATTGTAAGATTGGAAGAAGTTGCAGAAATAGTAAAAAGCAGGTCAGATGAAAGTTTCATTATATGGGTGAAACAAAATGAAGAAGGGGAAACATTACGCAAACTGATCCCCGAAGCAATAGAAGTTTCCGGTTCAGATAGTCCGGCATATAAGCGTGATAAATTACTTTCATTTGCAAATAACGGATTTCGCATATTGATTACAAAAGTAAAAGTCGGTGGTTTCGGTATGAATTTTCAATCGTGCCATAATATGATATTTGCAAGCCCTGATTTTAGTTTTGAGGGATTGTATCAAGCCATACGCAGAGAATGGAGATTTGGGCAAAAGAACACGGTTAATGTATGGCTTATTGTTACCGATACCATGCAAAATATTATCCAGTCAATAAAGCGTAAACAAGCCCAATTTGAGGAAATGCAAAAGGCTATGCAAATAAGCATGAATTCATCTTTCAAACACAAAAACAAAATGAAAAGAGAAAACAAAATTTATCAATCTGAATTGGCAGATTTGCGATTAGGTGATAGTCTGCAACTAATAGATACTTTGAAAGAAGAAAGTATAGGGTTTAGTATCTGGTCGCCGCCATTCCCTGAATTGTATGTTTATTCAGATGAATTAGAGGATCTCGGTAACTGCAAAAACTATAATGAATTTGAGCAGTTTTTTTCATTCATCCCACCTAAGTTATTCCGGGTAATGCAATCAGGCCGGAATGTAGCTATTCATTGTATGGATACACCAATACAGAAGGGAAAAGAAGGTTATATAGGTTTGCGGGATTTTTCAGGAATGATAATAAAACTTATGACCGATGCCGGATTTATCTATCATAGCCGGGTAACAATATGGAAAGACCCTGTTACTGAAATGCAACGTACTAAGGCATTAGGATTGCTCCATAAGCAAGTAAAAAAAGATGCTGCAATGTCCCGTGTAGGTATTCCTGATTATCTATTGGTATTTCGTAAACCAGGGGAACATTTAAATCCGGTAAAATGCGATATTCCTGTTGATCTTTGGCAGCAATACGCCAGTCCTGTTTGGATGGATATTGATTATGGGAATACACTTAATGGACGTAAAGCCCATGATGGTAAACAGGAAAAACACATATGTCCCCTTCAATTAGATACAATAAACAGAAGTATTCATCTATGGTCTAATAAGGGAGATACAATATTGGATATTTTTAATGGTATTGGATCAACGGGTTTTTGTGCAATAACGCACGATAGAAAATATATAGGTTTTGAATTAAAAGAAACATTTTATAATGAAAGTGTGAAAAACATAAAGATAGCTGAAGAAAAGAAAAAGGCGATAAAGATGTTTGATTAACGATGATGATTAGTATATTTGTGCATGGTTCACATATACGCATTAACAGACCCGATAACTAATCAAATCAGATATATCGGAAAAAGTGAAAGAGTAAAGGGTAGGTACAGAGATCACTTAAATGACCAATCAAAGACCCATAAAGTTAATTGGATAAAAGGATTGAAAAATAAAGGCTTATTGCCTGGTTTGATAATTCTTGAAGAAGTACCTGAAAATGTCAGTTGGGAAGAAAGGGAAATATTTTGGATTTCACAAGCAAAAGAAAATGGTTGGAATTTGGTTAATTCTACAAGCGGGGGCGATGGAGTTAGAAATATTACAGGAGATGGTAAAAGGAGAATGTTAGAAACATGGACTGGAAGAAAACACAAACCGGAAACATTAATAAAATTATCTGCGGCTTCTAAAGGACGAAAACATAGAGAAGAAACTAAAGTTGCTATGAGTAAACTTATGACAGGCAGAAAAATCCTTTGGGTAGATAAAGTAAAAAAGGCCGTTAGCAAATTTGATGAAGAAAAGATAGGATTAGTTTTAGAGGATTTGAAAACAATGAAAGTAAAAGATGTAGCGGCGAAATATAAAGTACATCGCACTACTATTACTAAAATAAAATTAGGTACATATTTTCAACAGAAAAGCAATTATAAAAGAATTCATCCGCTATGATACAAGGCTTTGAAACAGAAACAGCGCCATTAAGCGAACAGGAATTGTTATTAGTTCCTAAGTTTTGCAATGGGTTTGCCAATAAGATAGGAAAGCAAAATGCTATTACGAATAAGAATATTATCGCAGGTTTCAAGAATATAGGAATAAATCTAAGTGAAAGCCGGGTAAGAAAGATCGTAAACTATATCAGGGTAAATAACCTTGTTTCGTGTTTAATGGCAACTTCTGACGGTTATTTTATCTCCAATGAAGCAGAAGAAATAAAGCAATTTATAGACAGTTTAATGAGCAGGGAGAGGGCAATACGTCAAGTAAGGGAGGCAATGGAGATACAACATAAATTATTGATGGTTAAAAATTGTTAACACTTTAAAGATAAGGTAATGAAATACCACAACAACAACCAAATGAAAAAGATAATCATAGTAATAGCGATGGTGATGAGTGGATGCACATCTACACCGCTAACAGAAAAGCAAGTATGCGAAGGGTCTTGGCAATATATGTCGGAGGGCTATCGTCAAAAATGCGCAAGCGATAGGCTTATTGAGGCCTTGCATTCAACTAACGTAATTCACGATACAATTTATCTCGAACAGGTGGGTGGCGAATGGCATAGAGTTCCTGCGCCACAAAACATTAACCACTAACAGGAACATCCGGAAGTAAGAGGGCGAACCTTCAAACAAGGAAAGCAATAGATCGAAGCGAGGATTAAAACCAAACGCGATGCCATTAGAACAAATGCAACTACTTTCCGAAGAAGTAAAAAGAAAGTTTTTGGATAGATTACCTCAAAATGCAACCACAATAAAGCTCATCGGCGTTAAACTTTACGCAACTAAAGACCCAGTAAACACAGATAAGGCAGGCTATGAGTTATTAGGGATAGAGGTGGATTGGTTCATTTACACTAAAAATAAAAAAGCAGGGTAACTAATGCTGTTTCAGGTACTCGGTTGTCCCAAGATTTTCCAGCATTTCTAATGGGATATAACAAAAGCCAATTACATAAGGGGCGAACCGAAAAGACTGCTCTGTTTTTACAATACAAAAAATAAATAAAAAAAAGTTTCAAAATAATTTCATTTTCTCAAAAAGTTGTTTTATCTTTGTGTAACAAAAGGGCAATGACGCACTTTTAAAAACTTCTCAAAATGAACCAGACTACAAACAACACATTCGCAGACAGCATCCTGAATGCAACATTCGCAGGCGTTTCAAACATAGAGAACGCAGATGCAGTAAATACAATGCTTGACAAATACGGTCTTAACTGGACTGTAAGCAAACAACCTTTAATGCTACCTTCCGGTGGTAATACTCCTTACTTTGGGATAGTACGAGACGATAAGCAAATTACTTTCAGTACATGCAAAGAAGGTTATGTGCCTTTCCAAAATTCAGAACTGGCCGAAATGCTAATCCGCCTTTCTGAAAAAACAGGGTATGATATTTCGGGGGGTGGAATGTTCAATGAAGGGGGTAAGTTGTATTTGCAACTGAAAAGCCCAAACAAGATCACCGGCATAGGCGCAAACAGCGACACAGTTAACGGTTTTCTGACAGGCATAAATAGCCATGACGGTACAACGGCCCTGAAATTTGGCGAAACTAACATTACCATATCCTGCGCCAATACATTCATGGCGGCTTGCCGAGAGATGAAAAGCAGCCTGCGCCATACGCAGAGCATACATGACAGGGTAGAGGCCGCAATAAGGGAGATAAACGGTATTGTAGTGAGCGAAAAGAGCCTTTTCGATACATTCATCAAACTGGCAGAAATACCAGCTACAAAGCAGGCAATCGCCCGCATCGTTAAGGACATTACAGAAGTAGATACATTGCTTACAAAGGCTGAAATTCAGGAGAAATACACCACATATGCAGTTAACCGCAGCGGCGAGTTATTGCAGGCAATTGCAAAGGAAATGGCCCAGAAAGGTAATACCATGTGGGGGTTAATGTCGGGGGTAACGAATTACACCACACACACAATGCCTGTTCCAAAGAGGGATAACGCTCGCTTAGAGAGCCTTTACACGGGAAGCGGGTACAGCATAAATAACGATAGCTTCAAGACAATCAAAGAGTTAGCATTGGCTTAAAAAGCCTGTTTCCTGAGAAGTTCAGGTAAAGCCCGGACCCGTAAAAAGGTCGGGCTTTTTTTATTGAAAAGAATTTACATAACTTTGATTTGATTTTTATTCGATTAATATGGCTGCAAACGAAAAGTCGAAAGCAAACCTTAAACCACCCCAAAAGGGAGAGGTAAGAAACCCGAAGGGAAAGCCAAAGGGGATAAAGAACAGATCAACGATTCTAAATGAGTTCATGAGCTGTAAGATGAGGAAAACCAACCCGATAACGGGAAAGATAGAAACGCTAACAGTAGAGCAGCATTTGGAACTGGCATTAATAAAACAGGGGTTAAGAGGTAATACCAGGGCGCAAACCTTGATGATGGAGAAACGTTATGGTAAAGTGCCATTAGACCTTAATTTGGCAGGACAGCAGGGAAATAATGAGCCGATCAAGATGGAAATGATTACGCAGGCTGAAATTAAGCTGATTGCAGACACTATTAAGAAGGATATATAGTCAAACTATTAATAATAGCCATAGTGGCTTATCTATACGGTGAGCAAACCGCATTTAGGCATGGAAAAATCAGAGTTAAACCGTATCAGAGTAACACGGGAAATGTGCCTTAGTTCCTTTGAGATATTCATAAGGTATTTTTTTAAGGCGAGGTATAAGCGTAAATTCATAGTTGGAGATCACCATAAATTGATTTGTCAGGCATTGGAAAAGGTGATAAATGGCGAAATCACACGTCTGATGATTAACATTGCGCCTCGATATGGAAAAACTGAAATAGCAGTTAAAAACTTCATTGCTTATGGATTGGCGATAAATCCGGGGGCTAAATTCATACATCTTTCCTATTCCGATGACCTTGCCCTTGACAATTCAGCTGATGCCAGGGACATTGTTATTCAGGATGCCTACCAAGAATTATTCCCGGAAGTGCAAATAAAGCACGAGACAGACAGTAAAAAGAAATGGTACACTTCGGAAAGGGGTGGAGTGTATGCCACATCATCTGGTGGACAGGTTACAGGTTTCGGGGCCGGACAGGTGGATGACGAAGATATAGACTTTGAAACAGGCGGCGGAGCTAAGGTATTCGGGGGGGCAATAATCATAGATGACCCGATAAAGCCGGAGGATGCAGACAGCGAGATTAAGCGGACCAGGGTGAACCTGCGCTATGATTCAACGATCAGCAACCGTGTGAACTCACGAAATACCCCGATTATTGTAATGATGCACCGGCTGCATGAAAATGATTTATGCGGGTATCTGTTGGCAAATGAGCCTGATAAATGGACCGTGCTAAGTTTGCCGGCAATCAATGAAAATAACGAGGCTTTATGGCCGTTCAAACATACAATCGAGGAACTAAGGGAGATTGAAAGCGTAAACCCGATAGTATTCGAGCGCCAGTACATGCAAAACCCGATGCCGATTAAGGGCAGGCTTTACAAGACGTTCAAAACCTATACTGAATTACCACATGATGCTAAGAAAACAAAAGCAGTAATTGATACCGCAGATACGGGGAATGACTACCTATGCTCAATCGTTTACAAGCCAACTGTAACAGGATATTATCTTACTGATGTGTACTACACGCAAAAAGGCATGGAAGTAACAGAGGGAGCATGTGCGAGACAGTTAACAAGTCATAATGTAAGTGAATGTAGGATTGAGAGCAATAACGGAGGCCGGGGATTCGCAAGGAATGTGGAAAGAATATGCAGGGAAATGCACAATACGAAAACTAAAATAACTTGGTTTCACCAGAAGGACAATAAGCAGGTAAGGATATTCACGAAGGCTGCTGATGTTCAGAATATGATTTACTACCCCGAAGATTGGGAAACAAGATGGCCTGAATTTGCAAAGCATGTGCAATCGTATCAAGCTATTGGAAAAAATAACCATGATGATGCGGAAGATGCATTAACAATAGTAGTGGAAAGCGAAACAATGATAAAAGCGGAAATACAGATCATCCGTTAAAAAATAAATTTCGTATATCTGAATATTATACTAATTTTGGGATATGGATACAAGCAAAAGGCGCAAATTACCAATTCCACAGGTGCAACGTGAAATACCCCGTGAACAGTTTGTTAACCATCCTGAATTTAAGGAGCGAATAGCAGCTGCAATGGATGGCGTGGAGTTTCCGAAAGAGAAAATACCTGCTAAATATAAAGAATGGCTTGAAAACTGTTTAATGCATGTGCCATTTGCTATACTTGGGATGCCGATACCTTTTTACTATGACCTTTGTTTTATTCATCCTGAAAATATGACATTCGGCCTACTTCAAAAAGGATGCGATATTATCTACAACAGCAATCCCGACTGGCACAAAGTAAGCATCGGTGAATATTACGAAATGATACTCACAATAGCCAGCATGAAGGATGCACTTTCAGACATTACAGACCCTATCAGGGATAAAGTAATTGATGACCTGATGGCATTGGATAAGATTAAAAAAAGCGGGTTAGTAACTTCTTAAATAAAAACGTTAAATCCGAATGATGCCATAGCATGACCTTATCAACCGAAGATATACAGAAGATACTCCGTAAAAATCCACAACAGGATTTCATGGACGAAGCAATGGCAAAGTATTCTATTCTAAGAATGCATTGCACAGGTGAAAACATTGATAAGTATGTCGCGGATATAAAAGAGTTCATGCGACCGGGCATGAGAGAAACGTTAATAAGCCTGATGCGGGGAAACCGTGATCTCATTTATCGGGTAATGTCTCCCAGAGATAAGATATACACCGCAAAGGGAGGAATAGAGCAATATAACCTACCGGAGAATATAGAGCCTGATTTCAGAGAATATTTAAGTACTATTGCGGATGGATTGCCTGTTAAACAATGGATACGCCAGAAGCTGCAAAAACGCTACGATTACGATGCCAATGGAGTGTTATACACCGAAATAAATGAAGATGATTTTCCATATCCGACAATAAAAAGCATCTGCGATATTTATACCTACCTGCGAAATGGACGTGCATTAGAATACCTTTTTTTAAAGGTTGATGAAGGACAGAAAGAAGCCTACTTTCAAAAGGGAATGTTGCCACAATTGAATAAAGGCGATAAGGTTTTCAGAATAATAGATGATGCTTTCGATCGATTGGTAGTTACCAAAGGAAAGAACAACGCACTTGACTTTACAGTAGAATCTGAAATACCGAATGAATTTGGCTATGTACCAGGAATGGTGATTAGTGATATTTACGGGTATGGTGAAACAATGGATAGCCCATTAAGCCCATCTGTAGAGTTGCTGAATAGTTATATGTTCAGCATAGGGACTTACAACCTTGCCTATGCACGCCAAGCCTTCCCGAAAGAATGGATGCAGTTAAGCCCATGCCCAACCTGCAAAGGTGAGAAGGAAATAAAAGGTAATCCATGCCCTGAATGTAAAGGAAGTGGGCATTTACCGTTCTTACGGCAAGCCGATGTAGTAGCAGTTGATTATCGGGCAGAGGATGGTAAGAACGTGCCTAATCCGCCGATGGGGATTGTAGCACCGGAAGTAGCAGCCTTACAATTCATGCACGATAACGGCATGACATTGGAAGATTACTTTGAATATACTACATGGGGAGTAAGCAGAGTACAACGTAACGGCTTAACAACTAAACCGGCTGGTAAAGGCGGTAATGTGAGCAATACGGCATACGAGGCCCAACTGAATGAGCAACCCAAGCACGATGCCTTAAAGAAATACAGTGAATGGATGTGCAGTTGCATGAGGTTCATAGCTGATACCTGTGGATGGTATATTTACCGGGAAAACTATAAGGGCTGTGCAATACTTGGCGGGGATCGCTTCATGATTGAAAGCCCCGATGCTACGTGGGACAGATACACCAAAGCGGTTGCAGCAAATGCCCCGATGTCAATACTTGATAGTTTGCTACAAGAATACATTGAAAACAAATACAATAATAATCCGTTGCTTTGCCGTAAATTTAATCTGTTAATACAAGTTGAGCCATTTGTACATGAGCAGGTAGCAATTATTTGGGCGGATCAGACATTGCCGATGGTAAGCCGCTTGGAAAAGAAATACTTTGATGAATGGACAAGCACATTGGATGATTATGATATTGCAAGCGTACCGGATGAAGGCGGGGCGGATATACTACGGGCAAAACTGCGTGATTATGTAACAGGAAAGTATGTAGCCGATGCGATGCAAAGTAGTCAGCTTATCACAAATACAGGGGATATTCTGAATGTTGGTGATAAAGTAAAGATTGTAAAAGGGCGTGAAAAGAAGCCCGAGCATTCCGGAGTAACATTTGTGGTTACAGACATTAACAATGAGGACATTACATTGAAGGGTGGCGGCGCCGATGGTGTTTTTGGATATACGAGAGCCGATGTAATAAAGGCAGAAAGTACCAAAATGATACAGGCAGCATAAACAGCCCTTATAAAATCTACCAACTCTAAATCTCAATTTGTATGAAAGCAAAGAAGCATATCGGCTTTAAGAAAGCCGCAGCGAAAATAGCCAAGAAAGAAGGCGTAAGTAAAAAGGCGGCCGGAGCGATACTTGCGAGTGCAACCCGCAAAGCAAGCGCAAAAGCTAAAAAAGCAAATCCACGTTTGAAGCGTGTAAAAATGGCAAAAAAGAAAAGGTAATGAGCAAGAACAAAATAAATCCACGTCAGAGGCGCAAGGCTAAACGCAGGGTTTATCAGAAGTTGGGTAAACCCTAAAGCTGATTATTAACTACTAACACATTATAAAATGGCAATAACAAGCGGAGTACCAAAGTGTCTTTATTGTGGCCAAAGAATACCAACAATAAGCGATAAGCCTTTCGATGGGGCTATATATCCTGATTGGAAGGGGCATAATGCAGTATGCAAAAATCATCCGTTGAATAAAATAGATATTGTTAATCAAACATTTCCAGCCGAAGGGCAAGAGCCATACCACCAACATCTATCTTTTGATGAACAATTTAAAAACGCTTTTAAAAACCAGCCACAGGAGGGCTGTATTAATATGAGTAAAATTATAGAAGCTCGTTTTACGTGCAATAATGCTTCACCCAACGCATCGGGTGGCAAATCGGTGGCTTTTAATGCCGTATATGACAGTAAGGGGGCAAACGCTTTATTTTCTAAAGCTACGCCAAATGGTCAAATAATTATGAGCGTAGATAGTGAAACATATGCCGCTACAGAATTTGAAAGAGGTGTTACTTATAAAGTAACATTTGAGCGTGTTGAACACGGGGAATAATCGCTTTTCACCCTACTCTTTGCATTTAAGAGTAGGGTGAATAAGTATATAGTTACCAAGCATTTCTTAACCAAAACCAATTATATGGCACGTCCAAAAAATACAGACAGACCACAACAGGTAATGAAACCACCAATGGATGAAACCGAAATAGCTGAAAATCGGAAGATGAAAGACTTTGACCTTTTTCTTATCAGCGTAAACCGGGATTATAACGATAGCGGTGATCCTGATAGCACGTCGGTAGATGTGCGCAAACTTATCCGCATGGTGAATACCAGCCAATTAAGCGCCGACAGCCTTAACAAGACACAGGACTGGCGCAATAAGGGACAAGAAGGCGTACCTGTAATCCAATGGTATTTTCCTGCTGAACACAAAGTAAAGGCCGGTATGACGTTAAGGGCGTGGGATACGTTCAAAATGAAACTTGGCAAAAAGGTTGCAATCGGACTGAATATTGATTCCACAAAGCCTTACGAGGGCTAAATTCCTAACTCATTAAATTTATTTTATGCTATCTAAAGCAGCACAAGAAAAAGTATTAAAGGCGCTAAACCTTTCGGCTGATGTAATCACCGACTTAATGAAGGATGGAGAATTTGATGTGGATATACCAAAGGTGCATATTTTCGATGATGCCGGACTTGCGGAACTAAAAGACAATGTCCGTAAAACCAATACCGCAGCCGAGTGGGAGATATGGGGAAAGAAAATGAACGCCGATCACAAACTCGGTTTAAGTGCGGCAGATGCCAAAGACCAGGCGAAAGTAATTGCGGCCCTCAATGCAAAAGCGGTGAAGGATGCAGGGGTCGTTCCTGATGATGCGGCAATAAAAGCAAAGGATGATAAGATACAGGCATTGCAGGCCACTATTGACACTAAAGATAGTGAATTAGCCACATGGCAATCACGCTTGAAAGAACGGGAAATAAACGATGAATATCGCAGTTATTTGCATCCTGACCGTAATCCAGCCCTCGATGATACCGAATGGATAGAGCGTATCAAACGTAATTATGAAATAGTCGAAGAAGGCGGTATAAAGGCATTGAAGGACAAAGCAACGGGCAAAGTATTCAATGATACAAAAGAAAACCCATTGCCGGCAAAAGATGTTCTCACAAAAGTGTTTACTGAAAAGGATGGATGGCTAAAACCGCAACCTGCCGAACCAGTAACACCAACAGGGCCAAAACCTACGCACAATCCGGCGAGGCCAACAGGAAACAATAAATACAAAACTGCTGCTGATGTGATGAAGGAAGTGGAAAAGAAATTGCCGAATGGCACAGCGAAAGAGAAGAAAGACCTTTTCAAAACATTATCGGCGGAGATAGCCGCATAATAGTTATGGTACTTAAATTAATGATATTCATAGTGTTGTTGTTGTATTTCATAATATGGATATGTGCCTATCGTCAAAGAAAGTAAAGTTTTTTTCATAGTTCGGGTTTAAAGGGCTGGATGTTTTCACATCTGGCTTTTTTGTTTTAAGTTTGTTTCATGGAAAACACTAAAAAAGGATGGGGACAGATACCCAATTATCTCGGTAAAATGTATAACTCTACTTACCTGATTTTCTCCTATTGTCGTCTTGACTGGAATGAATTACTTGAAAAAATTTGTTCGTGAATTGCAAATATCAAGAACAACACTTTGCATCCTTTTTTCTTCTATTTCAGGAATTACAGTATAAGTAAGTGGCTCAAATGTCCCGATAATCCCATCATCGGCAAGATAAAAACCGTGGCGTAATTCAATAGCATCGGGCATTTTCATCATTACGGGATACGGATACATAAAGCTATCACCGCACTTTAATTTCTCCCCATCATAATTCGCTTGGATGTAATCTATTGCTTCCTTTTTAGTCATATCTGCAAGGTACTAAAAATAAATTTGTTCATTTCAAAAAAAGTATTTTAACTTTACATCGTTAAAGGCAACATAAGCATCCTTCCTTTAATAAACAGAACATCCTCGAAGCCGCGCTTCAATTTCTGTTTCGGGTTGCACCCAATGCGCCGCAGTTGCACTGCAAAATTCCATATCATTTTTCAAGGCGTATCAATTTTAATTATTACCTATCATGTCAGCAACTAATTATTATGACTCAACCCTCTTCGGTTATCAGGGACGTGTAAATCCTGATTACAACAAAGCAGAATTGCGTGAACTTGAAACGGAGGTACTTACCGTTGGTTTGGAAAACCAGAAGTATCTCATGAGCGTTACCGAAATAGCACGCATCAAAGAAAGCACATTACGCCCTGTTTATGGGTATCAGTTTGTCCGTAAACCTTCAACGAATGGTACGGCAATGGTGGCCTTCAATACAGGTATTCAAGGCGCATCCGCACAGGTGCCGCTTACGTGGATAGCCTTTACCGAAGAATTTTTTACCTATACCACCACCGGCTTCGATAACGTGATGGATCACCAGATGATCTGGGACAATGAAATGAGCCAGGCACAGCGTAACTTACGTGAGCGCCTGCGTATTTCGTTGACCAACAACCTTTACACAAACCGTACAGGTTACAATCCGGGCGGTATCACAAACGGCACATGGAACGCTTCAACCAAAGCATGGGAAGTGAGCGATAGTTCGCAGATATGGAGCGACATTACCAGCATCATGCGCCAGAACAAATACGGCTACTCAAAGTATGATGTATTTGCTTCACCCGCTTTATACACCAACTTCCAATACTCGGTAGCACAAGGGGCAATGAACGCCACAAACCTTGCTTACCAGTTTGCGAAGGATGCCGTGAAACCCGGCGCAGGTGGCCGCATGGATAACATCTGGGAAGATATTATTCTCGGCAATGAAGTGCCTGTTCAGCCAGCCTATACAAATGGCGTGGCAATTGTCCTCCCACAAAATTCATTCGCTTACATTCCGTGGATGCCGAAAATATACTCTGATGGCAGCGGAAACTTCGAGGACTATGCGGGTGGATATGGTATTGTGGATGATGATATGATACCGGGCCTCGAATACATGGTACACGGATGGCGCACACAAATAGATGCTTCGGCAAATCACGGTTTCACGCAGGATAGCGTTATCCAATGGCAGATAGGTGTTTATGTGTGCTTCCAGACGGCGGTAATCAGCAACGCAAACGAAACACCGATATACGAGTTCGCATTAGTCGGATAATTCCTAACCAGCTAAAAAAACAAAAAAATATAACATGAAAAAGATAATTTCATTAATAGCTTTTATAGCAATAGGATTTTGCACAAGTGCACAAACGGGCCGGGGGATATACGGTACAAAACAGGCATGGACCCAGCAGGCGGCAGCGTTTTATTCCCGTGATACGGCAGTAAATACACCGTCGAATATTGTTGATACGTTCAACACTACAACCGTTGATACAGCGATTGGCCAATGGACGTTTATGAATAACTATGATTTCCTTGTTGATGTCGCAGTTACCAAAGTAAGCGGTACAGTAGCCGGATCAATAGTATTGCAGGGTAGCCTTGATAACCTAACATGGAACACCATTACAGGTGCAACGTCGGTAGTTGCCGGGGGAATAGGTGCAAGTGCCACAATAACCAATACCACCGGCACAAAGCATTATCAATGGCATGTAACGCATAGCACAACCGAATATCCTTATTATCAGGTTCAGGGAGTACTAACGGGAACATGCGCAGCGACATTCAATCCAACTGTTTACTATCAATACTAATTCTTTGAAATGCCAATTCTTGTAACCGGCCCCTCAACCCTCACCGTAGGTAGCGTTAGTACATACACTACAACCGCTACCCCCGGTGGGGCTTGGGCAAGTTCAAATACGGCAGCAGTAACAATAGATGCGGTAACCGGAGTAGCAACCGGTGTAGGGGTAGGGATAACCCAAATATCATACACGGTTGCTGGTGATAGTGGTAATCTTCAAGTAGCAGGTCAGGCAGTAGGTTCTTTGACAAATGGAATGAACTTTAATACGGTTTATTCGGCTCTGCAAAACAGGGTTCTATGGCAATCCCAGGGGATTGTATCCGACAGCAACCGTTTCTTTGAGGACTTTCACCCATTGAATGATACGGCGTTACTTGATGCAATGCGCCCGAAGGATGGAAGCACATTAACTCAGTACCTCGGAAATCTGCAAAGGTCAGTCATAATGGATATGCTTAATGCCGTCTATAATGCACCGCAGATGTTGGACAAAGCGAAATTGGTATTTTTCAGGGAAAATCAACCATTACCCTACCAGTTAGTTACCGCCTATAATCCTGAACAATTTGTAGGATTGCAGATATACCCCGGAAAAGGAGATAAGACGATAAAGCTAAATAGCTTGCAGCTTTTCTTCACAGAGGCAGTTGATTTCAACTTGTATCTGTATAATGACTTCTTTCTTGATCCGGTAATGACAATCCCTGTTCATGCTGAAAAATGGAACTTAACAATTATAGACCTCGGACAAAAGATAATCCTTACAAACCTTGTACCAGAAGCATATAAAGGAGGCCGGTGGTATCTTGGGTATTGGCAGGGTGATTTGGGAAGTTCGCAAGCCATATATTACCCCGTTAATTACAGTTTGTTCCATAATGTAGATGTGATTGCGTTCAGCGCTCCACAATGGACAGACCCGAACGGAAACAAGAACTTTCAGCGTAACAATATCGGGGCAAATAACCTGATGTACGGCATGAACCTGGAACTTTCAACGTTCGTAGATGGAACAAATAATATAGTTCAGGCCAACCATTTGTATGATGAATTGATAGGCTTAATGATGACTGTAAGGAACATCAAAAATTACATCTTCAATTACCGTAGCAATGATGTACGAAATAAAATTACAAGCATACCGGAACTTGGCAAATTATATGCGGAATTGAATGGTTTTAAAGCTGATGATGAGATACCCTATGTACTTGGCTTGAAAGATATGGTAAACCGGGAAATCAAAAGAGTAAAACAATCCTTCCAAAAGAAGGACACAATAAAAATAGGCTGGTAAAAATTTTTAATCACTTTTTAAAAAAATAAAGCAATGTCAAAAACTATCAGTTATCCGATGTGGGAAAAATGGGAAGTAAAACCATCCATAGACCCAAAAATAAATGCAAACCTTGATCATAACAAGGCTGGTAGCCATTCAGAAAAAGATTACACTTTCGAAAAGGTGAAGAAACTTGCAGAGGCAGAAGAATTGCATGAGAAAAACGCCGCCGAGTATAATTCCCATTCGCATCAATCGAATGTGCGCTACTACAAGGTGAAGGAAGAAGTGATCGAAGAATAAAAATAAAAAATGCCACAGTTCACATTACCATATCCAACCGGCTTAGACTGGTATATACAAAAGCTACAAGGTCGTTTGTATAACTACTTTAAAATCTATTGGAACGTGGCAGATGATACAAGGTGGAATTGTTTTGGAAGGGGATACAGGAATTATAGTGAAGATGAAAAAGGATATATTCTGGAGTTCTTTAACCCAAGCGATACAAATACCACTAACAATTATGTGGGCAGCAGTGGGGTAAATTCTGGGGCAGTATTCTATGATGACAATTTCGACATAGTAAGCGTATTTGCCCTCGGTGATCCTGAAAAGAAAAATGACATAAGGGATGATGTGGCAAATGTCCGGTTATTGTTCTTTATGAACCTTGCAAACCTTACACCAGGGGGAATACCATTAGATCAGCAAGGGGGACAAAGATTGGATGAAGTGGTAGTAAATGACGTTAAAAACTTTATGCTGTGTAACGGTTGCGGCTTCACAATAACGAATACCTACCGGGACATAGATAAAGTATTGCAGGATTATAGTGGGAGCGTAAAGAAACTGGCATTGCTCGATAATATGCACCCTAAATTTTGCTTTCGATTGGATTTGACAATACCATATAACCCTTTTCAGAACGTTTCAAAATACAGTAAAAATTAACCTCTAAAATACCTATCAAAATGGCAGACAGTAACGTAAACCTTAACACCACCGTACTTAGCGGTAATACGGGGTTAATCAATTCATTTCCCGACCTTGGGATAATAACCGCATGTGTGCTGGTGCCGAAAGGTACGGTAATACCCGCTTCGGCCATGGTAAGCACTACCGCTTTCTCAACCTATGTAAACGGTAAGTTTATTGCTGACCAGCGTAAAATCAGGTATTTTGCGTTCAACGGACTGGATAAGTTTACGGACGAAACCAAAAAAGTAGTAAACGAGGATACCGGTATCTATCAACTCGATATTTACTCGTTCCCAAATAAGTTCTCTTTCCGTATGATGAAGAACGGCGGGAACATGGGCAACTTTATCGAGGCTACACGCTTCCAGAACACGCAGGCCTACTTTGATATTTTCTTCATCGACAGCAACGGGAACTGGCATGGTACGGTTGACCAAACAGGGGCCGGTGGCTTACAGGCATATGACCTGCAACAGTTCTTCGTACCACCAAGCATGAGGCGTACCGTATCGACCAACAACCAGTACATGATAAATGTGCAGTTGTCAAGCGCATATGAGACAAATGGCGGCTTTGCGATGTACCAAGCTAACTACGATTCTTCTACGATTTCCATGTTGCAAAACGCTGTAATGAGTGATGTAAGCTCGGTGCTTGGCATTCCACTTTTGATCACTACGACCACGGATATTGTATGTATCCTGAAAGCCGGAGAAGGAAGCGAGGATCTGGCAAGCCCGCAATATTACCAAAGCGCACTTACCAAGGCCTGCTTTGTGGCGACAAACCTGACGCTCGGGACGACCCTGACAATATCAACCCTGAACAAAGGAACGATAGTAGTGGCCGGGCAGGTATATAACTACCTGTGGTTTATTCTGAGTGCGGCGCCAACAGCAACCAACCAAGTGCAGATAGCACTTGCGGCGCCAAGCGTGGTAAATGCAATTGTTCCGAATTTCGATGCGGTTACAGAGATAGTGCAGGTGGGCGTAGATGGCCAAAACGCAGCAGTACATACATTCTAATCTTAGCGGGAGGGGCGCATACTTACGAGTGCGACCCCTCCTTTAATTTTCTTTCTATATGCAAGAAACATACGAAACAAACCTATCGAGTTGGGATGTTGAATTTGTAAAGTCATTTCCTGATTTCAATGCTTTCTCAAAGTGGGACAGTAAGCGTAAAAAGCCAATGCTGGAAGATGAATTGAAGGCCGTTTATGATGCTATTGTGCCGGCAAAGGAAACGCAAGGAAACGCAATGACTTCATTCCCCATTGCTGAAAAGAAAACGGTAGAAACTATCAACCCTGAAAACGAACACGGAGGCGAGTAATGTGCAGCCCACGACAAATGAGGGAACGTGCAGAGACATTGCGAAGTGGGATAATCGCTATTGCCGGGGAAACGATGCTCGAGCATAAAGAGGAAATAGTAGGCCTCGTAATCAATCAGCAGCAGGAACAGCACGTAGATAGCAACGATCAGCCATTGAAGCCATATTCAAGACGTTACAGGTTACTCAAAGAGCAATTAGGCAAAAGTGGGGAAACGGACTTTGATTTGACAGGTGAGATGCACGCTGAAATGAACTTAACCATTTACGGTGATTTGTATTCTATTGACAGTCCTGCTACTACTGAAAACGGCGAACTCAAAACGGCGTGGTTAAAGAAGTGGAATAACGATGAACCGATAATGGAACTAACGCCCGAGAATAAATTAGAGGCGTGGAATATCATCAAAGAAAGTTTCATGGAGAAAGTAAATGAGGTACTTGTCTTAGATTAAAAACCCCTCGTTGGAGCTAAGGGGCTTTTTAATTATTACGCATAATAGGGCAGATAGGATAAACCCATTGTAAAAATACAACTATTCTATTATGCGCAAAAATATTTCTAATAAGGTTTTGGGGTGGACATTCGTTGTGCTGGTACTCATTTGGGTAACGGCACTTAGTATTTTGTTCAACTTCGGACATTGGAAGTGGGGGATAGGTGTTTTTCTGTTTTCTTTTGCATTAGAGTATGTTTCCCGGTGCATAAAAGCAAAAAAGGTAATCATACCCCATAAGGAGAAAATTCCCACAAATAGCCACAAAAACACACCTGAATTGCCTGCTAAACTTATTACCTCAATTTCTGAACTTACCGTTTACCAATTTACCCGATGCTATGCGTTTGATGATCTCAATATATTGGATTTATGGCATAAGGATAAAGAAGGGTGCAGGCAGGGGCAGCACAAGGAAATAAAGGATTGTTGGCAAAACTTGCTTAGTCAATATCATGCGGCAGTGAAAAATGATAACCTTTTGGCCTACATAAAACTGATGCGCCGGAAAGCGATAATTGATATACGGAAAGAAACGGCTGATAAATTCGGGACAATGCTAAAGGAGGCATATAGCCCGACACTTGCGGCTTCATTAAGGCAGATATTCAAAGAATACAAACTCACCTTAGATACGGTACAAAAAGACCTTAAACACCTGCAAACGGCACTTATAAAAGAAAAGATAGAACGGGACAGGATTGTGAAGGAATTGGCGGAAATGGATAAAGGACAAAAAAAAGACCTGAAACCAGAGGAAAAAGAGGCAGATATTACCGATATGCTTATTGAAATACGCAAGCATGAGCATACCAATTATAATGCAAAGGATATGACGGTATTGGAATTTGCAAGATGTCAGAACCGATTAACAGCACATTATGAAAGACTAAAACAACAAACTAACAATGGCTGATAATATTAGTAATATAGTTGA